GCTATAAAGAACCATCAAATCCCTATGACAATGAGGCAATTGTAGTAAAGCTAAAGGAAGTAGGTAATATATCAGATTTAAGGAGTTACAAAAACTATGATAAACATCCTATTCATCTGCCACGGCAGGGTAAATGGACTACTTGCAATTCGGGGATAAACGGGGCAAAGTGGGGCAATAAAAGTGATGATAGTGCCATGGAACTACCGGCTGACTACTTTTGAGCCGTTTTAAAGGCAGAAATGTATGAGCAATCGTTAACGGAGTATATATAGTAGTGAACCCCCTAAAAGTAATCGTTAAAAGGGTTTACTTTTAGACTACTACATTCAAGAATTAAAAATGTAAATCAGCAAATTATAAGCACCTTTCAGCAATTGTAGGGTGCTTTCTTTACAGTTTGATAATGAAATTTTGAACGAAGTATGATACAATATTAGAAATAATCTTTTTTGTGTTAGATTTAACAGAACAGAGGGGAAAGATATATGGTCAAGAATAACATTGAAGTAGATGTAAAAGTAAAGTGCATCGAAAAGGAAACTACGCAGGCACAGCTTGCGGAAGATATTGGAACAACAGGTCAGTATGTGAACCGCATCATCAAAAAGAAGGATGGAGTTGTAAATAAGACTTTCGTTCAGATGATGGAATCGCTGGGGTATGACATTGAACTGACTTATGTAAAAAGATAGAGAGGTATTTACAGTGAAGAAACTGATTATTGTATGCGAAGAAAAATTAAGAAAATATGCAGATTTCTTGGCACAGCTTATTAGCTTGTCTGATGATAAGGATGGTAAAATCGTAGGAGTAAAAGATGGTGCAGTTGCAGCACAGGTATGGACTGAAGACGATTATGTTCGTCAGTCTGTTCAGATGTCTTCAGAACAGTATTTGCTGTTTATCGGAAACAGTAAGCTGATTAAAGAGAAACGTTCACACATGGTTAAGAAGTTTTCACAGTATGGAATGAATTATGGTTGGCTTGGAAAACAGGCAGTATTGTTTGTGGATGGAATTGTAGATGTAGACCACTACGATGAGTTTATTGCATATGCTAAAGGAAACCAGTCAGATGTAAAGAAACTTCTTGATGTGAAATCTGACATTATGGTTGTACCGGAAATGGCAATAGATCCAAAACAAAAGGGGATTAAGAAACTGAAGAATCCGGTGAAAGGAATCCAGGCAGCGATTGTTAATGCTCCTGTCCGTGGCTTGAATGCAGTGAACAGACTTGCAAATAATAAAAAGATAGAGGAACAGGAATACACTTGCCTTATTCTTGCATTTTATATGAGCGGGTTGAGTCAGTTCCTGGGATTAAGCGAGGAATAATAAATGGATACTAACTTCCAACAAGGATATGAATATTTTAGAAAGAACGCAGATGCCTTTGTAGGAGCAGTAGATGGAGCAGATTTTGGATTAGACAGAGTTGCTTATGTTGATTCTGTCCAGTTTGAAATAGACGAACTGGAAAGACACATCAATGCATTCCTAGGAGATAATACTCCGGTTAAGCAGTTGAAGGGTGATGTTGCTGAATTCTTTATAGGACATACATATAATGTTAAAGCGGCACTTAATCGTTCAGAAAACAGAGTAAATGTAGACAGAAGTCATGACTTTGCATCCGCAGATATTGTAGGTGTTTCTGGAGATATCGAAGGTATGAAGTATGGCTTGAAATTCTATGCTTCCGGAGAAGAAAGTGCGAAGCAGCAAGCCACTTCTGTATTCGAAAGGTTTGCTAAATATAAAGCCAAAGGCGGTAAGGATGATTTAGAAAAGTATCTAACAGATCGTAATTTTACAGAAATAGATGCCATATTGAATGACCCTATTTATTCTGGACAGGTACGAATCATACCATCTGATCAGCTAGAGCCTGCAACAGCTTGGTTAAAGAGAATGATTGCAACAGAATCGGCTCGCCGCCCTGAACAAGTGGAACGTTATAGTGATACCTTAAAAATGTTAGAAAGTAAGATTAAGGATAGTCACGGGAATGAATCTATTGAATTAACAAAGGCAGAGGCGGAGCAATTAGCGGCTATTGCCAAAGAAGGTAAGTTCAAAGCAGAAGAATACGGCTTAACAGCACCAGACATTATCAATATTGATTTGATGATGAAGGAGGCCTATAAGGCAGGTGTTACTGCAGCAGTTGTTTCACTTGTATTAAAAGTAGGTCCGGAAATCTTCAAGACAATAGATTATCTGATTAAGAATGGCGAAATAGAAGAAGGTCAGTTCAAAAAGATAGGCTTTGCGGCTGTGAGCGGAACTTCAGAAGGTTTTATCAGAGGTTCAGTTGCTGCAGCAATTACTTATTGTTGTAAGAGTGGATTACTCGGTAATTCCATGAAGAATGTTGACCCTTCTGTTGTTGGTGCAGTTGTAGTACTTGCAATGAATGTGATCAAAGGGTCTTTTGCAGTTGCTCTCGGTAAGAAGACAAGAACAGAACTTGCCAATGAAATTGTAAAAGACACATTCATTTCTGCTTGTGCATTGATAGGTGGGGGAATTTCACAGACTTTTATCGAAGTTCCAGTGCTTGGATATTTATTAGGGAGTTTCGTGGGTTCTGTGGTAGGTTCGTTTACATACGACTATGGTTACAAGAAAGCATTATCATTCTGCGTTGATACAGGGTTTACATTGTTTGGTCTTGTTGAACAAGATTATACATTGCCAGACGATATTATAAAACAGATGGGTATTGAAACTTTTGACTATGAAACTTTTGAAGTTGAAGGGTTTAAACCGGATACATTTGAAATAGAGTCATTTTCTTTTGATACATTTGAACCAGATAACCTAGAGATTACTTTCCTTAGAAGGGGCGTTATCGGAGTATCAAAGATTGGATATGTGGAATAGGAGACATGAGTATGTATTATTTTGAACCAGTAAATGTGAATCAGTGGAATATGTTTGAGAAAGTAAAAAACATAGGTCATGTTGAACCGTTCTTGGCTACGGCATCTATGAATGTCGGAGATGCCATGTTACTCCATGTTGGTTCACAGAATAAAAACTATGGGAGTGGTATTTATGCGGTTGGGACAATCGTTAAAGCACCTTACATTTTAGAAAACTCACCACAAGACTATTGTAATAATAAGCTGACAGTAAATGTTCGAATAGATAAAATTAATTATTCGTACCCATACATAACACATGAAGAGTGCAAGACATTCATTAATCAGTTTAGAACAGCACATAAAATCAGTGAGGAACATTATGCATTGATTGAAGAAAGAATCGGTGCGAATGGTAATGAAGACAGTCAAGCCGGAAGTATGTATGTAGGGATTACTGATACCAACTGGATGAAATTTATTAAAGAGCAGAAAGATAATATCGGTAGGTATATCAACTTTTGGACCCCTGGAACAAAAACTTTCAAGGCAATACAACCTGGTGAATTGTTTCTTTTTAAGTTACACGCTAAAAAAGCCAAAGGTGAAAATGGCGAAATTGTAGGTGGAGCATATTTTGATGGCTTTGAGCAGATGAGTGTGTCAGAAGCATGGGAACGCTTTGGCTATGGTAATGGAACTACATCACAGTTTGAATTGAAGTCTGCAATTGACGAATACCGTGTACGTAATAATATGGATAGAAATGCTGACATCGGATGCATAGTATTACGAGATCCATTTTTCTTTGAAGAAGATAAGTGGATTGAGTCACCTGCAGATTGGGGAAAAAGCATTGTAAGCGGCAAGAAATATGATATTGTTGAAGGGATGGGATATGATCTGTATCAGCAAGTGACTGCTATGATTAATGATAATGCAGATGAATATATTATCTCAGATATTGAAGCTGACGCAGATAAATTGCAGATTCTTGGAAAAGAAAGAGAGACTTTCATAAAGGCAAGAGTTAATCAAAGTGTGTTTAGAGAAAGGTTGTTGAACAAATATGATTGCTGCTGTTTGTGCAAAGTAAGTAATCCTAAATTCTTGTTTGCCAGTCATATCAAACCTTGGGCAGCCAGTGAGAATGATGAAAAACTTGACGCAGATAACGGATTATTATTATGTCCTAATCACGATGCGTTGTTTGACTCTGGATACATTTCTTTTGATGAAAATGGTGTTATTTTGATTTCTGAACAATTGGGACAGGTGGATGCTATTTTCATGAATGTTGATAAGAATATGAAAATCAGTTTATCAAGTAAAAACAAAAAGTATTTGGAGTATCATAGAAATAACATTTTCAAGAAATAGAAAGAAAACAAGGGAGGAGTAATTGATGGCAGTATTTGTAGACGACTTAAAAAAGCTTGTGATTGATAATGCAAAGGCAAGTGAGAAAATTGTAATTATTAGTGGATACCTGTCACCTGATATGGTAGATGAAGTAGCATCGCTAGGAATTCCGTTTGAATTTTATTACGGTATGTATGGAGTAGAAAAAATTCGAGCAACCGTTCTAGATGCATTACGTACGCTTGTCTCTAAACATCCTAATATGAAAATGAGCTTTGTTCATACACAGCGTGTTCACACAAAACTTTATTTGTTTTACAAATCAGGAGAGGTATTTAACGCATTAGTGGGTTCGGCGAATTGCTCTATTCAAGGGTTGTGTAGTGCTAAAAATGCTGAGATGTTAGCAGAGGTAAACTCTGCATTAGTGACGGATTCAAGCTATATTACAAGTTTTGTTAATTACTATAATGATATAATAGCAAACTCAATTGATATTAATGATCCATTAGTGAAAGCAGCAAAGGGTAAGAGATTGAAAGTCACTAAAGGTAAAAAGGGGCATATTCCTATTACGTCTGACCCACTTACCGCTATTATGCCATTATATTGCTTTGATAAAAAAACGGGTCATCGTAAAACTTACTCAGGTGGTGGCCCAAATTGGGGCGGTCAATCGGGGCATACGGCAAAGAAGAGAACTGCTCTGGAAGCGTACATACCAATTTTGGCGGATCACATAGATAATTATCCATTATTGTTTCAACCATTTCCTAATAAACGAACGACAACCGGTGGAAAAGTTACACGAAAATCAGATCCAGTAACGGTAATATGGGATGATGGTACGATAATGACAATGACATTTCAAGGTGGACAGAGGTATTATCCTTCAAAAAGCACACCATTAATGGTGTATCCAAAACAGCTTTCATATGGAGATGTATCTACAAGAAAAGGAGGTGCGGTTTTAGGAAAATACCTTAGGGATAGAATGAATGTAGGGCCATTTCATATTATTTCTGTAAAAGACTTGGATGACTATGGGAGAGATCATATTCTTCTTAGATATGTAAGTCCTGGATTATATCAAGCTGATTTTTCGGGAAAGAGATTTTCAACAACAAGAGCATAGGATAATAAAGGGAGGAACTTAAAGGTTTCTCCCTTTATTGATGTTCATGAATATATAGAGGGAGAAATATTTTGTTTCTCCATTGATAAATTTTGTTGCACCGTTTATAATAGTGATATGCTGCAAGATTTATAACCTTATAAGAGGGAGGAAAACATGGAAGTTAATTATAATAAATTATGGAAATTAATGATAGATAAAGGGATGCCTAATAAAAGTGATTTACGCACATTAACAGGTATTGGTACAAACACATTGGCTAAACTTAGTAAAAATCAGCTAGTCAGTATGGAAGTTCTTATGAAAATATGCAGTAAATTAGATTGTGATATATCTGATATTTGTGAATTTAAAAAAGATAACTAAAGGAGACTATTAAAATGAATGCAATAGATTTATTTGCCGGATGCGGTGGCCTGTCGAAAGGCTTTATGGATGCAGGGTTTGACATACTTGTAGGAGTAGACAACGACCAAGCAGCTTTAAATACTTTTGCTAAAAACCATAATGGGGCAATTGCAATGAATGCAGATTTATCAAAGCAAGAGACGTTCGATGAAATTAAACGTATAGCGGGTGAACGAGAAATTGATGTGGTTATTGCGGGACCACCTTGTCAAGGATTCTCATTAACAGGACCGAGAAATTTTGACGATGAAAGAAATAAGCTATACTTAGCAGTTATTGAAATTGTAAAGCAGTACAAACCAAAGGCTTTTATAATTGAAAACGTTCCGGGAATGGCTACTTTATATGAAGGTCAAATTAAAGATGAGATACTTCGTCGTTTTGAATCAATGGGATATAATATTGACTGTAAGATTCTTTGTGCAGCAGATTATGGAGTTCCACAAAATAGAAAGAGATTGATTTTTATGGGGATTAGAGAGGATTTAGGAGAACCTGAATTTCCAATTCCAACATTTTCTCCAGAGAATTACCGTACTTGTAGGGACGCGGTTAGTGATTTACCTTCATTAGAAAATGGTATTGGCGCTGATATCGCTGAATATGAGAAAGAACCTTTAACAGAGTATCAGAAATTGATGAGGGGAAATTGTACAGTGTTACATAATCATTTGGGTACAAACCATACTCAAATGGTAAAAGACACGATTGCGCTTGTGCCAGAAGGAGGGAATTACAAGGATCTTCCACCAGGATGGGGTGAAAGTAGAAAGTTCCATATGGCATGGACTCGCTTAAATGGAAATGCCCCGGCGAGAACAGTTGATACTGGACACAGAAACTTATTTCATTATGAATATAATAGAGTTCCGACTGTTCGTGAAAGTGCTAGAATACAGTCTTTCCCAGATGATTTTGTATTTACTGGTACAAAAACACAGCAGAGTAGACAAGTAGGGAATGCTGTTCCGCCATTGTTAGGACAGGCTTTAGGAGAAGCAATAATGAAAATTATACAGGAGAATGAAAATGAATAAATCAAAAATTCGTTCTATCGATTTGTTTGCTGGATGTGGTGGCTTAATGGATGGATTTGAACAGTCAGGATTGTTTGATACGATTGCTGCTGTTGAGTGGGAAAAAGCACCATGTAAAAATCTTGAAAATAGACTAAAAAAGAAATGGAACTATTCTGATGCAGAAGAAAGAGTTCTTCGTTTCGACATACAGAGAACAGATGAATTATTTAAAGGATGGTCTAATGATAAAGATTACGGAAGTTCTGTAGGATTAGATCAATTGATTGCTTCTGCAGGTGGAATTGATATGGTGATTGGTGGACCACCTTGTCAAGCATATTCTATTGCCGGACGAGTTAGAGATGAGTTCGGCATGAAGAATGATTATAGAAATTATTTATTCGAAAGTTATATAAAGGTTTTGGAAAGATATAAGCCTAAAGCCTTCATTTTTGAAAATGTACCAGGAATCCTAAGTGCAAAACCTGGTGATAGACCGATAATAGATATTATTCAGGAAAGTTTTAATGATGCGGGGTATTTGTTGCTTTCTGATCTTGGAAAAGCAATTATTGATTTTACGGATTACGGAGTACCTCAAAATCGAAAAAGAATTATTATTTTTGGTGTTCGCAAAGATGTTTTTGGAGACCAAAGCGAAGATGCAATTCGTTATTTCTACGAAACAGCTTTATTGAAACATAAAGTAGAAAAGAAAAAAACTACATTTGATGCTATAGGAGATCTTCCTAAACTCTATCCACTGCAGGAAGATATGAAAGTAAATGGTGCAAGAACAAGACATACTCTTCCAGAACGTGACGTGCCAAACCATGTGGCTAGATGGCAAAGTGATCGAGATATTGGAATTTTTAAGCTATTAGCTGAAGATATCGAGACTGAACGCAATCAGTATACTTCAATTGACGCTTTGAAAAGGTTATATACTGAAATGACAGGAAAGAGTTCAAATGTTCATAAATATCATGTTATTCGTTGGGATGAACCAAGTAATCTTATTCCTGCACACCTTTATAAAGATGGATTGCGTCATATTCATCCTGATTCTGCTCAACAAAGGACAATAACGGTTAGAGAGGCTGCAAGATTACAGACATTCTCGGATGATTATATTTTTGAAGGCAGCAATATGGAACTTTATAAAATGATTGGAAATGCAGTTCCACCGCTGTTTGCAAAGTGCTGTGCAGAGGCGGTTGTTGATACATTATCAACATTTGGTATCATGAAGTAATGAAAGGAGGAGTGCATCATGGCATATACAACATCACAAGCAGTTGAAGCTTTAAATGAATATATGGGCTGTGATGAAACCTTAAAACAGTATATTGAGGGAACAAAGAATAGGGGCTTTGTTCTGGCCTTGGAAACAGGAGAAAAAATAGTGATTTTTGTATATCCACTGGTACATAAACAGGATAATACCAAGAATTACTTTGATACAAGAGATAGTGGTGCATATGAAAGAGGCGTTGCTTGGCGATATGCATTAGAACATGGCCTTAAATATTATTGTTTCGGGTTGAATAGCTCTGTTGAAAAATATCAAGATTATATTTTCAGTCTTGAATGTGGAGAGGAAACAATCGAAAAAATATCTGGAACTAAAAATGGACAAAGAAATGGTCCTGGAAATCAGATTATTATTCCTAATAATTATGTTCCATCTCTTCCTTTTGATAGAATTGTTAATAAATTAGGTATCTATATCGCAGCAATTCATAAAGACAGAATTTATGATTATATCTCAATGTATGACAATAGACCATACTTAAAAACAAGTACTGATGAAGTTGTACAAAACGTTGATACGGAAAATGAATATGAGAAAGCAGCTAAGTATCTTCAATCTTATATTTCAGAAACAGGATTTGACATTCCTTCGAAGAAAGACGATATCGAAACAGTAATAGCAGAATTCAAGAAGAAATTCTCACCAGAAATTCTGGCTGATTTGGAAGATGATAAACTGTTGGATTATTTGTTTTATACGTTGGGGAACAATCAGGATTCATTATGCTGTTGGCTAGAAATGAATGCTGAATGTCGCAAGCACTTTGGAAGTATTTCTGGAGGTTCTGCATATAAATTTGGTCTATTCCAAAAGCAGAAAACCGGAGAATGGACAACAGGTAGTCCTCAAAAACCTCAAGTACTTACAGAGGATGAGGCGTTAGAACTTGGTCGTAGTATCCGAGATGCATTGGTAAGGGCAGCAGAAATTGTTCAAGGTGCGACACTCAATTCTATAGAAGATTACGAGAAATTAGATGCAGAACTTTGGGAAAAAGTCGGAGAACCTTATTGTAATTGGGGATGGTTCCATAAATATTTATCTATGGTCTGTCCGGATAAATTAAGCTCTTATCATTCTTCTGATTGGCAGCGACATATTCTTTATGCTCTGAAAATAAAGCCAAGCGAAAAATACTTTGCTAGAAGTGGTCAGTTAGCCATGATTGAAAATTATGCTAATTGGTATTATAGCGAGTTCAAGGATGTATTAGTTGAACGCTTTGGTGGAGAAATTATTCAGTTTGTAAGAGTCGGTACTTCTGATGATGAAAAGAATTATGCTGCGGAATGGAATCAGAAGTCTGTTATCGGACTAGGGTGGAGAGAAATCGGATCGCTTGAAGAATATGTAGCGGGAGAGGGCCTTAATAAAGCGGCAATTGCAGAAGCCTTAAAAGAAAAATATGGCTATGCAGAAAATATTGCCTCAAGAAAAGCCGGAGAATTGATTCGTTTTTATAAAACTGATAGTAGTTCAGTAGCTGTTGCAATGGATGGAGAGAGTTTATTAGCTTTTGTTGATGGTATCGGAAATTATTTCTTCGATGCAACATCTCCAATGGCTAATATGAAACCAGGAACATGGCATAGAAACTTTGCATCCGGTGAACAACTGCCTGTAAAAACGGAGGGTAAACTTACATCTTGTTATCCATTAACTGATATAGAAAACTTAATGTTCTTATATGAAAGATACTATTATGGTAATGAAGAAATTATTGATGATGTAGATGAAATCGAATTCGACAATCCGGAGGAACGTAATAAACGTAACTTCCGTGCCTGGATGGAAACTCAAGTGAAACCAGAAGGTGATTCAGATGCAGGTCAACCATATACTGCAAATTCGATTAACCAGTATGTGAGCAATATTTCCAACACACCATTGCCTTCAAATGAAGAACACAGTGTATTCTTTACAGATGTTATTGTTGAGGTACAGGATTGCCTCATGCTGCTGGAAACAAGTGAGAAGAAAAATAATACTCAGAGAAGCGCTGTCAAGAAGTACTTAATGTACTTGATGGCATTACAGGAGGTTAATATGCCGTTGATTTATAATACAGATTTAGAAACTGAATATGAAAGAAATCGCATTGTCTTCGGTGCTCCTGGAACAGGTAAGAGTTTCAACGTGAAGAAAGATTGTGAGGAATACTTAAAGGATACAACAGGTTCTTACGAACGTGTTACATTCCATCCGGACTACACTTATTCACAGTTCGTTGGAACGTATAAACCTGTGTCTGATGGTGCTGCAATTCGTTATGAATTTGTACCAGGACCTTTTATGCGTGTGTATGTTGAAGCAATGAAGAGTGCTCGTTCTTTGAATCCACAACCTCATATTCTTATTATTGAAGAAATTAACAGAGCCAAAGTTGCGGCTGTTTTCGGGGATGTGTTCCAGTTACTTGATCGAGATGAAGATGGTGTAAGCGAATACGAGATTCAGACATCTGAAGATATTAGAAAATATCTTGCAAGTGAACTTAAATGCGATATTGATAAGTGTAAGAAAATCAAGATTCCGAATAATATGTTCATTTGGGCAACTATGAATAGTGCTGACCAAGGGGTATTTCCTATGGATACTGCATTCAAGCGTCGTTGGAACTTTGAATATCTTGGTATTAACGAAAACCAGGACAAAATCAAAGGTAGAGTGTCTGTAGGTAATTCAGTTACACAGGAAATTGAATGGAACATACTTAGACGTGCAATTAATGAAAAACTTGCAAAAGAATATAAAGTTAATGAAGATAAGTTAATGGGTCCATTCTTCATCTCCAAGCGTGTATTGAAGACTGTAAGTGACCAGGATGATACTATCAAGGATCAGGCTCGTTTTATAGAGGTATTTAAGAGTAAGGTGATTATGTATCTTTATGAAGACGCGGCAAAACAGCATAAACATAAGTTGTTCTCTGGTTGTGAGGATACTACTAAGTATTCTGCTGTATGTAACAGCTTTGACGAAATCGGAATCCAAATCTTCGGAGAGGATTTTGAGGAGGTTTATTATAATCCACAGAAGGGATAGATAGGACATGAAGATTATTTCTTGTTTTGTCCGAGAGCAGCAGCGTTATACGAAGAACCAACTGCGTACTCGGTTCGCTTACGATGATGTAGGTGTAGAAAAATTCATAAAAAAACTAAAGTCCTATGGTATTCTGAAGTCTGTTGCAAATACAGCGGAACAGAAGGAGTTAACAGATCTTGTTGATGATGATGTACAAGTAATGGACGAAACTGCCGGTAACGATGATTGCTACTATGTATTTACATATGTTGGTGTCATAACTATTGGTAATCGTGTAATAAAAGCATATCCCAAATACATACTTTCCGAAAAAGAGCCGGTTGCGGGAATGAAACAGGTTGTTAAAGTTCTTGAACGTTACAGCCATTCAGAAGAACAGATTGTAAACTTATTTAATGGAGACGGTGATAATCGCAGTTTTAATATACTTGCGGTTATCCTGTATCTCTTAAATGACTACTATGAATATGGTGTTTATAACAACATCGAAGATATTATAGAAGTGAATGGCGAGGGAGACATTCTGTGGAACAGAACCATTGACGATGGGTTTGCAATTATTGAAGATGGTCGACCTTATTATACTGAGCTGATTACACATAGATCTGTTGAGGATGATATGGACTACTTTAAACGTCTGCATGAATGTGTCCTTACAGAATGTTCTAAGCAACTTCATGATGCCGGGTTGGAAGAATTGTTCGAAATGGAAACAGTGTCTTTGAGCGACGAGTCTTTGGAGGATTTTGGTGATAAAGAATATATCCTTGAAAGAATCATGAAGGAACTAAATGTCCAATTCAACACGCATCGACAGATATTGTTAAAAACGCTTTATACTTATATTTCGCAAGACAGAAAAATGCTTGAAGAAAATCAAGGTATCAGTATGTTTGGAACGACAGCTTTCCATGCGGTATGGGAGAAGGCTTGTGCAGCTGTATTTGGTAATAAGTTAGGTGTTGCAATAGGACAACTTCAGATGAAAGAGCCATTGGCGGAAGGTTATAATAAGGAAAAAAAATTAATCGATTTGATAGAAAAACCAAAATGGTGTGGTGAAGGCTTTGTTCATGAGCCAAAGGACACTCTTATACCAGACCTTATTACTATCAATGAACATAATGGGCAGGATTGGTTTGTCATTTTTGATGCAAAGTATTATTTGATTCAGCTTGAGAAAGGTCGCACCCTTAGAGGAAATCCTGGTATAGGTGATGTTGTCAAACAATATATGTATCAATTGGCATATAGAAAATTTTTAGCAGATCACCATATTGCGGTCGTTAAAAATTGCTTTTTAATGCCAACAGAAGGGAAAAAGATTATTAACCAAGGTAAAGCAAAATTGGATATGCTTTCGGATTTAGGATTAGAGGATATTCAGATTTGTTTGATTCCCGCAGATATGCTTTTCAAATGTTATTTGAGCAGGAAGAAAATAGGGATAGATTCATTAGAACTGTGAGAGTTGTAAAAGGAGGCATTGGATATGGCAGCAGGACGCTCATTTGCTGACTATGTAAAAAGAAAATGTTACAACGGCCTGTTCAGTGCCGCTGAAGATTATATACGAGAACATGCGGACAGCATGGAATTTAGAACCTCCCGTGTACATCGAGTGGGTGTTGTAGAATTACAAGATGCCACAATCGAGAGGGTCTATGTCAGTGACCTTCCTGGAATGAAAGTAGCATTTGATGTGGGGCTGCAATTAGAAGTTCTGATTAAAGAGGACGATTATCACTATGATGAAACGGATGTTAATTATCCATGGATTCGTATTTCCTGTGAAGGAGACCTATCCAAAGCGTTGGATGATTGGAGAATAATAAATGTAGAACCTTTTGATAAGAAGAACGCACCATTTAATTCTTTGTCAGATGCGTTGGTTCCATATATCAAACATGATGACCTGGAAAAGGCAGCAACATTATTTCTGAAAGAATTCTATCCAGAAGCATTGGAAATAACGAAAAGAGGAACTCCACCAGTTTGGGTTGATCCAGAGGTGTTGGCAGAAAGACTTGGTCTTAAGATAATGTCACAGAGAATCCGAGAGGATGCATCTGTATTTGGTCAATTATATTTTGTAGATACTGATGCAGAAATGTTTGATGCCAATGCCGGAGAAAACAAATTGGTTCATATCGAAGGTCAGACAATTGTTGTAGATCCAAGAAACTTTCTTCTTCGTAGTCTAGGTTCATACAATAATACGATTATCCATGAGTGCGTTCATTGGGCAAAGCACCGTAAGGTGTTTGAATTGGAAAAATTATTTAATGATGATGCATCCTGTATTAGTTGCGAAGTTATAGGTGGTGCGGCATCATCTGCATCTAAACAGGCAACGGAAATGATGGAGAGACAAGCTAATCAGCTTGCACCCCGCATTCAGATGCCTGCAGGCCCATTCAGAGCAAAGGCTAACGAATACATTACTAAGTTCATGAAAGAGACAAATGCAAGGCATGAAGTCGATGTCATGGAAATGGTAATTACTCAGTTGGAAACAGTTTTTGGAGTTTCAAAGCAAGCGGCTAAAATTAGATTAGTGGAGTTAGGCTTTGAAAGTGCAATTGGTACATATACGTTCCTGGATGGACATTATGTGAAACCTCATGCGTTTCGTAGAGGTAGTCTGAAGGTCAATCAGACATTTTCTATTTCTGCACAAGATGCGGGCGTTGAGCGTTTTCTTAATCAAGAGCTAAAAAATCTTACCCAATCCGGCGATTATCTGTTTATAGACAATCACTTCGTATATAATGCACCGCTATATGTTGATAGACATGAAAATGGACAGCTGATTCTGACGGAATATGCTAGAACGCATATGGATGAATGTTGTCTCGTCTTCGATATGAAGGTGACAAGCAGGCATAGTGCTGATTATCATACTGCCTGTTTCCTTAATCGTGAGCAGAGTGACGTTACATTTGAGCTTAAATATCACAATGGCTATCAAAACGCTCCGCAGGAACGCCAGGTTGCAATGCGAAAGAAACAGATGGAAAAGTGGATGGATATTCGTAAGCAGATGACAGATGACCCAGAACAGTGTATGGAACTATTACTCAAGTGGCGTGGTATGAATTATACTGATTTGGGATTGGAGATAGATAGAAATCCGAAAACAATAAGTCGTATCGTCAGAGGAGAAACTACTCCTACGGTAGAAACAGCTGCACTGATATGCTTCGGTTTACATCTTCCACCTATCATCAGTGAGAGGCTGATGGATGTGCTAAACTGTAAATTGTCACCTATTAAGGTGGAACATCAATGGATTAAAGAAGCACTTACATTGAAATATCCAGAACCATTATGGGCGGTTCAAGAATATTTAGCTCCTTATGGGGTAGATATTTAAAAAAATAAAAATTTCTTTGAGAAAAAACGGACATGACGTGTCCGGTGAAACGGCAGACTATTATTGGTCTGCTGTTGCTTATTGGAGGTGTTGATATTGGGATATACGATGACAGAATTTATTGATAACAGGTTAGATAAATATTTTTCACAGAGGGATCTATATGCCATTTCTCCATTTAATGTTGATGACTTAAGAGATTGCATTTTAACAGAAATCATTAAGGATGCATATTATGAGTCAGAAGAGAAAAAATCATTACGTGCTAATCGTGGAAGTGATGATGATGACTTAAGGATGAGCGACAGCCGCTACATGGGTTATGCTCAACATTATAGAAATCTGCAGTATGCTCATGTCATGGAAGTTTGTGACAAGGGGATTGATGAGTTATTACCAAAAGATGTCGAATCTATGGAGGGTAAAATCGAAGGTCACAAAATTACAGAAATGCAGTATTTCGAATTAAGAACAATTGCCGAGCAACCGTTATTAAAGGCGATTGTAAATAAAAGAATCTGTGATGTTAAGAAGATATCCAACGATAAATTCATAGAGTACATGGAGAAATATGATAAACTAGTGGAAAAACTGGTTGCAAAACTGGATGGGGATGATGAAGACGTAATTTTTGCTACGCTTGCACTTTTTACTTTGGAGTGGAAGTATAATGTGGAACTGTTTTATAATTGTGCTGTTGAAGCAGAGAAAAACAACGTAAAAGAAGTTCCAAGAGAAAAACTTGCACCGTTATGTGCGGAGTTAGCGATGCCTGTTGCACCATATTTTGACCAAGTTCTCCATACTGAAAGCAGGTTTATTCTTCATCGATTAGAATTAGTTCCATATGTTTATTCTGATCCAGATGAAATGTGGGAAGAAATATATGATAAACTGTATCATTATTTCATCGCAAAGTACTATATAACCAAGGAGATTGTTCATAAGTGGTCGATGCCGGAATATTTTGCTACACACATTCCAAGAGAAAAATGGGCGGCATTTTTCAGAGAGCATTATGATCTACGGAAGATATACAAGCCAAAAGAATGGAACAATAAAAGAATTAGATATGTAAGAAAAATATACGAAACCATGATAAAAGAAATGCCTGCACCAAAATTATAGGTGTTTTTCCTGGTTTGCGTTCTTAATAGCCAACTTCATAATTATATAAAATTAAGCTAGAGCACAAGAGTTTAAACTTTTGTGACCTAGCTTTTTTGTTTTCACAGGAACTTAGACCGGACATGGCGTGTCCGTTTTCAAAAAAAATCCTGTGATACCCTTAAAGCATAAGAAAAGAAAGGAGGCGTTGAAGATGGCAAAGAACAGCAAACAGACATCCAAAAGAGTGGCGTCCACAGCAAGTAAGATTCTTCGCGATGGACGTTACGGCAAGGCAGCGAAGTCTGTAGCAGGCAGTGCTTTAGCACAGACCAGGGCAGGCAAGAAATAGTCCTGCCAATGATGGGCGGAGACGGATTTGAACAATCAGCCCGCCTATCTCCCTCAGGGGAGATCATATAAATTCGTCAGGCTTCTAATTGACAAATCGAACAGATGTTCGTATAATATAAGCATCGCTACATTAGGAAAAAAAGGTTAAACAGAAACAGTATCAATGTATGGTCAGTTTGACTTTCCCTTTGACTGGCCTCTTTTTAGAAGGAGGCGGAAATGATGCAGGTTAAATTAGAAGTTGGCTCAAGCGGATACATCATTGAAAGCAATCGAATTATCATTAATGTAACAGTGATAGCAAGACAAGGTGAATTCTATGTGCTGCGTATGCCTACAGGCGGTGCCATAAAGCTACGCAGAGGTCGTATCTTTCTTACAAGGGAAGAGGCTGAACAGCATCTTCCACAGAAAGTCCAAGCACAGAAAACCTTTCATCGTTCCCCATATTATTATGGGCATTAGTGGAAGGGGGATGAGGTCATGGAGAAGGAGATACAGGTAGGGTGTCCTTGTTGTAAAAACAGAAGATTATTTGATGCGAACCCTAACACAGAAGGCATTATTAAAATCAAGTGTCCGGTCTGTAAAGGAGTAATCGCAGTCAGCTTTCATTTGAAGCACGTTCGTACTGAGCGAATCGCCACACAATAAGTAGTGAGCAAGGCCTGACGAATATGGGTGTAATGTCACCCGTATTTCGTCGGGCCTTTTTCTGCTTTTTGGGAAGATTTTCTAACACATATAAGTAAACACAGGTCAGAGTGGCTTGACAGATTTTCCATTCTGATTGTGATATAAAGGTTTCAATCTATGGTCTGGCAAGACCAAAAACTACCATAAAAAAATATTCAAAGCCTTACGGCGCGCGACGTTTGGCGAGGATTATCATATGACTTTTTTACAGGACCTGGTGGTCTTCTGAAAGGTTGTATGTTTCCCCGCTTTCTTGTCGTGCGCTTTTTAGTTGGGGTGTCCTCGCCAAATGGCAGTAGCCGAGGCGGAAAGAGGACATCATGAAATTAAAAGTAAGATTTGAAGACAAGTTCCAGACTATCGAGCTGGATGCAAAGGCGACAGAAGAAATGTGGATTACTTTATCAATCGAAGCTGATGAAGATATGACTCAAGAAGAAAAGGAACAGCTTATCCAGGATGAATGGGACAAGCAGTTTAACCGCCCGGAATACAACAACTGGCATAAAGAAACTCGTCACATTGATCCGACTCCAAAGAGAAAGAGAATGGATGGACGAAAAGGATATATCTGTGCTGATGAGGATGATGCATCCTTTGACATCATGGATTATCTCAATACTTATGCCCCAACGGAAGATTACGGTAATAAGTTCGAATACGAAGAACGTTGTAAGAAAATCCGTGCAGCAGTAAAACCTGCGCAGGCTGAAATGTTGATTGCGATCATCCTTGACGGCATGACAGTAGCAGAGTATGCGGAGGTAATCGGTGATACCGCTAACAATGTTTCTCATCGTTATCGCAGAGCCGTAAATAATTTGAAAAAAACTTTATAAAAAACGTCCTTTTTCTGTGTCCCTTGTGGCTACCAAGTAGGAGGTATTCCTCCAAATAAAAAACAGGAGGTAGTTCAACATGGAATTACAGAATAACAAAGACGTAGGAAATATCAAAACAGACCAGGGTGTGAGAGCAGCAGAAAGACCTGCTTTCAGACCACTGGTCTATATCTGTTCTCCGTTTTCAGGTGACATCGAAAGGAACAAGCAGAAGGCAGCAGAGTTTGCTCACTTTGCATATAAGCAAGGGTGCATTCCGGTGACTCCGCATTTACTGTTTCCGTTCATGAATGATGAAAGCAGAGAAGAACGTGCCTTGGCTCTTCGCATGGATATCATCCTTATGGGAAAATGCCAGGAAGTGTGGGTTCTTTTTGAAAATGGAATCACTTCCGGTATGGCTTCAGAAATCGACAAAGCTACAAGACGCCACCAGACAATCCGTTATTTTAACAATGATTTTGTGGAGGTGGAACGCTAATGAGAAAGCTTGCAATCGCCTATGGAAGTAACCGCCAGGCAAAGAACTGGACAAATAAGACCATCACATATGCTGAACTGAAAGACCGCCTTAAGGTTACGATTCGTACACCGGAATCAGCAGAAGAGTATGCGAAGTTCAGTAAAACGAAAAGAGATGAGGCAAAAGACCACGGTGGATTTGTGGCAGGTGCCTTAAAAGGCGGCAGAAGAAAAATTGATACCGTGGAGCTTCGTTCCATGCTTGCTCTTGACGGTGACCGTATCGATAAAGCCTTTTTAGAGAATTACGAAGAGAATACTCCGTACACATCACTTCTTTATACAACGCACAGCAGCACGGAAGAAAATCCGAGAGTGCGTCTTGTGTATCCTTTGACCCGTGATGTGACAGCAGAGGAATTCGTAGCCGTATCAAGATACCTGGCAGAAATGCTTGGAATCGACTATTTCGATGAATGTTCCTATCAGCCAAACCAGCTCATGTATTGGCCATCTACACCATCTAACGGAGTGTTCGTATTTAAGGATGTGGAGAAAGAGTGGCTGAATCCGGATGAACTTTTAGCAGCACATCCTGAATGGACAGACCCTACAAGACTTCCAACATCATCAAGAGAAAGCAAAGCCAACAGCACAGGCGTATCTGCAGTTCAAGATCCGCTTGAAAAGGAAGGTGCTGTTGGAATCTTTAACCGTACTTATTTTCCAATCACCCGTGCTATGGAAAAGTTCCTGTCAGATGTATATGAACCGACTGACAATGAGAATCGTTGGCACTACAAACAGTCATCCAGTATGGCAGGTGTGGAAATTATCGAGGACGGTAAATTTGCATATTCTCATCATGCAAAAGACCCTGCGTATCTGAAACTTTGCAATGCCTTTGACTTGGTACGTATTCATAAGTTTGGTGATGATGCCGACAAGAAGTCTTTCAATGCTATGTGTGAACTGGCTATGGAAGATGAAGAAGTAAAACGCAATGCTATGGAAGAAAAACTGAAGCAGGCAGAAGAGGACTTTAACGATACTGATTCTGATTGGATGACGAAACTTAAATATCAGCCAAGAACCGGACAGCTTGAAAACAGTGTCTACAATTTGAACCTTATCTTAAACAACGACCCTGACTTCAAGCATTTTGCTTTCAATGAACTGGCAAACCGTATCGAGATAACAGGACCTCTCCCTTGGGAAAGACCGAAAGGAAATAAGTTCTGGAGAGAGGCGGATACGGCGCAGCTTAAGTCTGTCATTGATATCAGATACTTACCATTTTCTAGCCGTAACCATGATGTTGCTTTTACCAAGGTAGCAGATGACCGTCATTTTCATCCTATCCGTGATTACCTTGATAGTCTGCCGGAATGGGATGGTGTGAAGAGAGTGGAAGATATCTTTATTAAATATCTGAAGGCAGAAGATACGGAGTATGTCCGTACCGTTACAAGAAAGACTTTTGCAGCTGCAGTTGCAAGAATCTATGTTCCTGGAATCAAGTATGACTGCGTTACAGTTCTTGACGGTGGTCAGGGTATCGGTAAGTCCACTATCATTAAAGATCTTGTGACTTCAGAGTTTTATTCCGAAACTTTATCTCTTACGGATATGGAAGATAAGGCAGGTGCTGAAAAACTGCAGGGATTCTGGGCAGTGGAAATCGGAGAACTGGCAGGTATGAAGAAAGCAGATGTAGAGAAAGTGAAAGCATTCCTTTCCGTCTGCGATGACAAGTACAGACCATCTTACGGAAGAGTGGTGGAATCACATCCTCGTCAGTGCATCATCATTGCAACAGTAAACGGTGAGAGAGGATACCTTCGTGACATCACAGGTAACCGTAGATTCTGGATCATAAAACTTCATCAGAAGAAGCAGAAACAGAAATGGGATTTTACACCTGAGTTCAGAGCACAGTTCTGGGCAGAGGCAAAGGAGATATGGAAGGCTGGAGAGGAACTTTTCTTAAGAGATGAAATGCTAGAGGAAGCTGAAAAGATACAGCAGTCTGCAATGGAAGTGGACGAGCGTGTAGGTATGGTGGAAGAGTACCTTAATGCTATGCTGCCGGATGATTGGGATTCTATGGATCTGTTCCAAAGAAGAAATTACCTGCAGGGCACAGAATTCGGAACTCCCGTGCATAAAGGCAGTGAACTTCGTACGGAAGTAAGCAATGCAGAAATATGGTGTGAATGTTTCGGTAAGTCTCTACAGGAACTGAAACCTACGGACAGCTATAGCATTGCTGCACTTATGAGTCAGATTCCTGGGTGGGAGCGAACCACTACAATCAAGCGTCAGCCGATTTACGGTAGGCAGCGACTTTACAAATTCGGAGGTTAAGAACACAAGAATGCGACACAACACAACTATTTTCCTTATATTCGAAATCGTTTTTATTAAGAGATATATGTAAATAGCCTGTGTACACGCGTAAGGAATATATAGGTGATAGTTGTGATTTTGTGTTCTTGTGTCAGTTAGGAGTAGACATGAGAGAACGATTTATAGAAAAAAAGCTCGTGGATGCAGTAAAGAAAATGGGAGGTTTCGCACCAAAGTTTGTAAGTCCGGGATTAGATGGTATGCCAGATAGAATCGTACTTTTCCCAATGGGAAGAATTGCCTTTGTTGAATTAAAGGCACCTGGAGAAAAAATGCGACCTCTCCAAGTAAGACGAAAAAGACAACTGGAAAAGTTAGGCTTTTCGGTTTACTGCATAGACGGGGTAGAACAGATAGATAGCATATTAAAAAGAATCGGAGGTGATGGCAAGTGAAATTCATTCTTCACGATTACCAGCAATATGCAATCGACTTTATAAAAAATAATGAAGTGGCAGCAGTCCTTTTGGATATGGGTCTAGGTAAGACTTCAATCACACTGACTGCTGTGAATGATTTGATATTTGACAGCTTTGAAGTTTCGAAGGTTCTGGTCATTGCACCGCTTCGTGTAGCAAGAGATACATGGCCTGCTGAAATTAAGAAGTGGGACCACTTAAAGCATCTTCGTTATTCGGTAGCTGTCGGTAGTGAGTCTGAAAGACTTGCTGCATTAAGAAAAGAAGCAGACATCTACATCATCAATCGAGAGAATGTAGATTGGCTTGTAAATAAAAGCAGAGTTTCCTTTGACTTCGATATGGTGGTCATCGATGAGCTTTCCTCTTTTAAGAGCCACCAGTCAAAGAGATTTAAAAGCCTACTGAAAGTAAGACCTTTCATCAAAAGAATCGTAGGTCTTACCGGAACTCCATCAAGTAACGGACTTATGGATCTGTGGGCACAATTCAGAATCCTGGATATGGGAAAAAGACTTGGAAGATATATCACCCATTATCGTAGTGCTTACTTTCTTCCGGATAAGAGAAGTGCAGATAGGATTTTCACTTATAAGCCTGCAGATGGTGCGGAGCAGATGATATATGACAGAATTTCTGATATTACCATCAGTATGAAATCTGCAGATTACTTGAAACTGCCAGAATGCATCATCAATGAAGTTCCTGTTTTTATGGATACGAAAGAAAAAGCAATCTATGAAACCTTTAAGGAAGATATGGTCGCAAAGATTAAAGATGAAGAAATCGATGCCGCCAATGCTGCAGTATTATCTGGAAAACTTCTGCAGATGGCAAACGGCTGTATCTACGATGAAGATAAGAAGGCAATAAAAATCCATGATAGAAAATTGGATGCCCTGGAAGACTTAATTGAAAGTGCCAATGGAAAACCACTTCTTGTTGCTTACTGGTTTCAACATGACCTTGCAAGAATTAAGGAAAGATTCCCTGTTCGTGAGATTAAGACATCCAAAGATATCGAAGATTGGAATCAAGGCAGAATCCAGGTTGCAGTTATTCATCCTGCATCGGCAGGACATGGACTTAACTTACAGTCCGGCGGTTCAACACTTGTATGGTTCGGTCTTACTTGGTCGCTTGAACTTTATCAGCAGTGCAACGCAAGACTTCATAGACAAGGTCAGACAGATACAGTTGTGATTCATCATATTATTGCCAAAGGCACCATTGATGAAGATGTAATGGCTGCACTGCAGAGAAAAGAAAAAATACAGAATGCCCTTATCAATGCGGTAAAGGCAAAACTGGAGGTGGCGTGATGGAAGAAGCATATTCAAGACTTGCCAACGCCATAGTCCTCCAGGCAGTGAAAGATTGGCGAGCAGCAAGAAGAAAACTAAAGAGAAAAGCTCATAATGAGAGTGCCAGAATTGAACTTGAAAGCTGCGAGAGATTCTTTCGTTCCGATTGGTTCACAGAACTTACCGATGTGGACGGAGGAGTGATTTTAAGAAAATTATATGAGGAGGATGGCAGATGACACCAAAAGAATATTTAAAACAAGCCTATCGCCTTGACCATAGAATCAATTCTGACATTGCAGAACTTGGCAGATTGCGTGAAATGTCTACAAGCATATCTTCTCCCAGTTTAGGAGAGAAGGTTCAGACAAACCGCAATACGGATGCACCTTTTGTAAAATGTCTTGAGCGTATCTATTCATTAGAAGAAAAGATAAATGAAGAGATCGACCTCCTTGTGAATCTGAAGGAAGAGATACGCAGTGTAATTGATATGGTCAGTAACACCGATGAACGAATGGTTCTTCGTTACAGATACATCCATAACTATACGTGGGAACAGATAGGAGATGTACTTGGTGCTGATTCCCGTACTGTCAGAAGATGGCACGGACAGGCACTTAGTCATGTGACATTACCGGAAAATTTATTAAAAATATAAAAACGCCCGAAATGTCCACATTTGTCCTAAAATGTCCATGTGTATAATGTGATATAGTATAATCAGCGAAAAGCAGAATGATACCAGGCCTTCAAGGGAGCAATCCTTTGAGGGCTTTTCTTATGCTCAAAACAGGAGGTGAGAAAGAAGTGCCAAGACGTCCGAAGCGTCCTTGCTCCTACCCTGGCTGTCCTAATCTGACAGAGGGAAGATTCTGTGAGGAGCATGAAAAGGAAGAAAACAAACGCTATGAAAAGTATGACAGAGACCCTGCTACCAAGAGAAGATACGGCAGAGCCTGGAAAAGAATCAGAGACAAGTATGTAAGTGAGCATCCGTTCTGTGAACTATGCTTTACGAAAGGTGTTCTTGTGGAAACAGAAGAAGTTCATCATAAGATACCACTGTCCAAGGGTGGAACTCATGACAGAAATAATCTGTTTGCTCTTTGTAAATCATGTCATGCCAAGATCCATGCAGAAAATGGTGACAGATGGCATAATCGTTAACCCCAGGGGCGGTCTGAATCTCTACAAGCAACCCGGCGGGGAACGGTGCGGGGGTGTCATGCACAAAAATTGCTATTCAAACGGGGTATTAAAGGTCCCGGGAAACGAGGTGAGAAAATTTGGCGAAAGACGGAACTGCAAGAGGTGGTGCAAGACCAGGTAGTGGTCCCAAACGAAAAGCTCTGACGGAGAAAATCTCTGCGGGCAAACCTGCAACCATCATTGATTTGCCTGATGCTCCGAATCTGGAAGGTGTTGATATGCCACCCGTGAAGGAATACATGAAGGCAAAACAGAAAGCAGGCACAGAACTATGTGCTGAAGAGATATTTGAAGAAACATGGGAGTGGCTTAAAAAAGTAGGATGTACTGATTACGTGAATGTGCAGCTCATCAATCAGTATGCCATGAGTGTGGCAAGACAGATACAGTGTGAGCAGAGTATATCGGAATACGGATTTTTAGCAAAGCATCCGACAACCGGAAATGCCATCGCATCCCCATATGTTTCTATGCTCCAACAGTTCACAAAGCAGGCAAACCAATCCTGGTATCAGATTTATCAGATTGTAAGGGAAAATGCTTCGGTGGAATATAAAGGGGCAACACCACAAGACGATGTTATGGAGCGATTGCTCCGTGCAAGGAAAGGACAGTAAGTATGATTGAAAAAGTAAATCCGAGCCATCCGGACAAGGTGGCAGATAGAATCGCAGGGGCAATCGTAGACCTTGCATACAAAACAGAAGAAAATCCAAAGATTGCTGTGGAGGTGTTAATTGGACATGGTAAATGTCATACCATCATCGAAACCACAGCAGACTTAAATAAGAATAAGATAAAGAGTGCAATCAAACGTATTGCAGGTAAAGTAAAGTGTGATATTGTCATTGTTCCCCAGGATAAGCATTTGTCTGATAATCAGGCTGAAGGATTTAGATGTGGGGATAACGGTATCTTTAAGGGAATGCCTTTAACTGATGAACAGAAACAGCTGAGTAAGATTGCAAGAGAAATCTACAGCAGATGTCCATATGATGGGAAGTACATTCTTGATGAGGCAAGACTTATCATTTGTCAGAGCAATGCTAAGACTGATGGGATGCTAAGAAGATATTATTATGCAGAAGTTAATCCCCTGGGTGATTGGACAGGTGGCATAAATGTAGATACAGGTGCTACTAACAGAAAACTTGGATCTGATATGGCAGACTCCGTAACAGGCGGTGGTCTTCATGGTAAGGACTTATCCAAAGCTGATGTGTCTGTAAACATTTACGCATTCTTAAAGGCACAGAGAACAGGAAAGCCTGTCAGTCTTTGCTGTGCGATTGGAGACGATACGATTGATGGCATCCCTTATGATGAAATTGTAAGACAGGCAAGAGAATATATAGACTCCGTTGGTGGATTTGAGAAGTTCGCTGAATGGGGTCTTTTTTAATGGAGGTGCGGTATGGGGAAAACAACTACAGAAATGAAACTGGTGGAAACCTCTAAACTGATTCCATATGTAAATAATGCCAGAACTCATTCCGGGGAGCAGATTAACAAGCTGCGTTCATCCCTTCGTGAGTTCGGCTTTATCAATCCTGTAATCATTGATAGAGATTACAATGTGATTGCCGGCCATGGAAGAATCATGGCTGCAAAGGCGGAGGGTATTGAAGAAGTCCCTTGTGTGTTTGTAGATTATCTGACCGAGGCACAGAAGAAAGCATACATCCTGGCAGACAACCGAATGGCTATGGACGCAGGATGGGATGAAGAACTCTTAAGAGTAGAAATCGAATCCTTACAGGCAGAAGCCTTCGACATCGGTCTGACTGGATTTGATGATAAGGAAATTGCAGACCTCTTTGCATCAGATAATGATGTACAAGAAGATGATTTCGACGTAGATGCAGAACTTGAAAAGGCACCTGTGACAAAAGCGGGTGATGTGTGGATACTTGGAAACCACAGACTTATTTGTGGAGACAGCACCAAGGAAGAAACCTATCAGATTCTGATGGAAGATAAGAAAGCGAACCTTGTTGTAACAGACCCACCTTATAATGTCAACTACGAAGGAAGTGCAGGGAAAATCAAAAACGACAACATGGCAAACGATAAGTTCTATCAATTCTTGCTAGATGCTTACACTTGTATGAATAAGGCTATGGCCGATGATGCAAGTATCTATGTGTTCCATGCGGATACAGAAGGCTTGAACTTTAGAAAGGCATTTGCAGATGCAGGCTTTTATCTTTCCGGTACTTGTATTTGGAAGAAACAGAGCCTTGTTCTTGGCAGAAGTCCTTATCAGTGGCAGCATGAACCTTGTCTTTTCGGTTGGAAGAAGAACGGTAAACATCAGTGGTATTCCGGTAGAAAAGAAACTACCATATGGGAGTTTGATAAGCCAAAGAAGAATGGTGATCATCCAACGATGAAGCCAATTCCCCTAATTGCTTATCCGATTAAGAATTCCAGTATGACGAACTGCATTGTTTTGGATCCGTTCGGTGGAAGTGGTTCTACACTGATTGCCTGTGAGCAGACAGGAAGAATCTGCAGAACCATTGAGCTAGATGAAAAGTTCTGTGACGTAATCGTAAAAAGATATATTGAGCAGGTTGGAGATACAGAAAAAGTATCTGTAATTAGAGATGGCATGACTATTCCATTTGATGAACTGGAGGTTGCTGCCGATGATGAATAATTTAACACTTGGGAGTCTGTTTGATGGTAGTGGCGGATTTCCTTTAGGAGGCTTGATTTCCGGGATTACCCCTTTGTGGGCATCGGAAGTTGAGCCTTTTCCTATTCGTGTAACTACCAAGAGACTGCCACAGGTAAAACACCTGGGTGATGTCAGCAAGATAAATGGTGGTGAGATACCACCTGTTGATATCATTACATTCGGAAGTCCATGCCAGGATATGTCCATTGCGGGAAAGAGAGAAGGTCTTGCGGGTGGCAGGTCATCCTTATTTTATGAGGCAGTCAGAATCATAAAGGAAATGAGGTGTAAGACAAATGGCGAGTATCCAAGATTTGTGGTCTGGGAAAACGTCCCCGGTGCGTTCAGTTCGAACAAAGGCGAAGACTTCAGAGAAGTCCTCAAGAGTCTCTGCGAAGTCAAATCAGCAGATGTTACTGTTCCTGAACCTCCAAAAGGGAAATGGAAGAATGCAGGGAACATCGTGGCAGATGATTTCTCCATCGCATGGAGAGTCCTTGATGCTCAGTATTGGGGAGTTCCCCAAAGAAGAAAGCGTATCTACCTTGTCGCAGATTTTGCAGGTGGATGTGCCGGAAAAATACTATTTGAGTCAGAAGGCTTGTCTGGGGATTTTAAGAAGGGCATCTTCCCGTGGAAAGGAACTGCCGAGTGTCTTGAAAGAGGCACTGATGAAACAGGCAGCAAGCTAGTCTTTGAGAACCATTCACAGGATACCAGATACACGGGTCCACTTAAAACAGCACCTACGGTAAGTTCTACCTATGGAACTGGCGGTAACAATCAGCCTTTTGTGGTAGAAGATGCCAAGTGCTTTGATGTGAGATTTACTTCTGAAGGAACAAGAAATGCTAGACAGAACTGTTATGAAACAGAGATTTCAAGAACCATAGACACGGGTGGTAATGCTCCGGATTCCAATCAAGGCGGTGTTGTAGTTGTATATGGTATCTGTGCAAAAGACAGTAATGCCATGAAATCTTCCAATCCACATAGTGGTTTCTATGAAGCTGATACAGCAAGATGTCTGGATGGTAACGGTGGGAATCCTACTTGTAATCAGGGTGGCATGGCAGTTGTATCACTGCAAGGCTCTATGATTGGAAGAAAAGAAGAGAACGGTCCAAGAGGTGATGGCATCAATGAAGATGTTTCATTCACACTTAATGCTACAGATAAACACGCTATTGTTTATGCTATTGACCGTGAGGCTTTCAATTGTGGACAGAAGTTCGCACGAACTCCTGGGATAAATGATAAGGGTGTTAATTCTACATTAAATACCCAAGGACCGAGTGCTGTTGCGATACCTGTTTTTTCTTCTTCCAAGGCATCCTTTTTTACAGAGGCTAATGAAGAACTGGCAAACACACTTGTTGCTACGGATTATAAAGACCCTCCGATTGTAAATGACAATGCACCTTCCTATATCGTAAGAAGGCTTACTCCTACAGAATGTGCTAGGCTGCAAGGATTCCCGGATTGGTGGTGCAGCCACCTTGAAACGGAAGAACCGACAGAAGATGACATCAAGTTCTGGAGTGAGGTGTTTGAAACTCATAGAGAAGTCATTGGAAAATCTACAAAACCAAAAAGTGAAAAGCAGATTATAAAATGGCTGAAAGACCCGCATTCTGATTCTGCTGAATATAAGCTTTGGGGAAATGGTGTGGCACTTCCGAACGTAATATTTGTTCTTTCGGGAATTGTGTACTATGCCCAGAATAGCACAAAGAAATAGTACAGTAATCTGCAGATATATAACTTGCTATTTATGTGCTTTAGAGTGATATATGTAGTACCGCAAAATAAAGGAGGTACACATATGATATTACATTTCAATGTAACAGGAGAAAAAAGAAAAGACATGGTAAAAGCAATTGAGAAGGAACTGGATATCAAATCCAAATACCTGGGAATGCCAAGTGCAGCATACCAGATCGGTACTTACAAGGTGCTAAAAGACGGAACATTAGAATTTGATGATACCGAAAGTATCGAAGAAAGCAGTAAGGTCATTGATGCCTGCGTGATGGCAACCGGAATTCACCCGGAAGAATGGGATGAAAATCCGTCCGAGAACCCAACAGAAGAGCCACAGCGCGAAGATGTGGGGCTTACAGTTGCCCTGCCAAAGGCTTACTTTACTGAAGGAACACTTGGAAACTTAAAGGCCATCGTGGCATCCAAGCAGACTCTTATTAAAAAGGCATTAGGACTCACCGAACTTCCAATCGAAGAAACAGATGAAAAGGTCAGCTTTCCTTGGTTTGGGATTAAGCCGACAGAAGACGATGCGGTAAAAGCCTATACCCATTTTATTTACGCACTTTGCGAAATGGCAAAGAATCAGAAGAGAGTCAATGCAAAGGAAAAGGATGTAGAAAATGAAAAGTACGCCTTCCGTTGTTTCCTTTTAAGACTCGGTTTTATTGGAAACGAGTACAAGCAGGAAAGAAAGATTTTACTTCAGAACTTCACAGGTTCTGCAGCATTCAAGAACGGAGGTAAGAACGATGATGTTTCCAAATAAAAAGATAGTAGAGCATATCAAAGAAACTTATCCGGCAGGAACTAGAGTGGAGCTTGTAAAGATGGATGACGTGCAGGCTCCACCTGTTGGAACAAGAGGTACGGTGCGAGGTGTAGATGACACCGGCAGCATCCTGGTGGCTTGGGACAATGGAAGTGGACTGAACGTAGTCTACGGAGAAGATATCTGCAGAAAGCTGGATTCCGTAAAGGTTACCTGCTACGGCAAGACCGAGGTCTGGGATACAAGACAAGATGCTGGGAAGTTCTACTTTGAAGCTATATGCAATTCCGAAGGTAGTGAATGTGAAAGATATATTAAGATTTTCGCAGAACTTGTGCAGGGAAAGGTTGAGTGCAGTGATGAATACGAAAATTAAAGAACAGATTCTTGCCATTCGAAGCACAGGCCTTACCAATATGTTTGATATCCACTATGTGCAGAGACTTGCCCATGAGATGAACTTTTATGAACTGGTTATTTTCATAGAAGAGCATCGAAGTGAATATGTACATTTCATAATGTATGGGGAGGACTAAACCATGTGGAAAGAAGGGTCAATCAGCATACCGAAGAAAGACGGCAGCACCAAAATCGTACATTACTGGATTAAGGTTTACGAAGAGGGCAGCCAGTTTGGAATCAACGGCGGCAGGATATCAAAACTTAGTCTTAAGATGGATGGTGAGTGGATTGCAAATTATGACAGAGGTTGGGACATAGAACCGACCTGCGAAGAAGCAGAAATGGCACTTTGCATCCTTTTATACAGTAATAACTAGTCAGAATAACAATGAAATATTAAGTAGAACGGCTCCATAGGGGCTGTTCCTCATTACAGAAAAGACCAGAGATGGTCTTATTTTTATGCCATTTGGGAGGTGGACACTTGAGAAAACTGAAGAAATATAAGCCGACAAAGTTCAAAGCTAAGGATTCTGTCTACGATAAAGAAATGGCTGACTATGCAGTTTCCTTTATTGAATGCCTGTGCCACACCAAAGGTACATGGGCAGGAAAGCCATTTGAATTGATTGATTGGCAGGAGCAGATTATAAGGGATATCTTCGGAACGATAAAACCGAACGGATATCGTCAGTTCAATACTGCATATATCGAAATACCAAAGAAGCAAGGGAAGTCAGAGCTTGCGGCTGCTGTTGCACTACTGCTTACTTGCGGAGATGGAGAAGAACGTGCAGAAGTATATGGATGTGCAGCTGACCGCCAACAGGCATCAATCGTATTTGAGGTTGCTGCTGATATGGTGCGTATGTGTCCTGCACTGAATAAAAGAGTAAAGATATTAGCATCGCAGAAAAGAATCGTGTACTTACCTACGAATAGTTTCTACCAGGTGTTATCGGCAGAGGCTTACAGCAAGCATGGTTTCAATATTCACGGTGTTGTATTTGATGAGCTTCATACTCAACCAAACAGAAAGCTGTTTGATGTTATGACCAAGGGGAGCGGTGATGCCAGAACGCAGCCACTGTATTTCCTTATTACAACAGCAGGTACGGATACAAATTCCATCTGCTACGAAACTCATCAGAAGGCAAAGGATATCATTGAAGGAAGAAAAATCGACCCTACCTTTTATCCTGTTATCTATGGTGCAGATGAAAGTGATGACTGGACAGATCCGAAGGTATGGAAGAAAGCAAATCCATCCCTTGGAATTACAGTTGCAATGGAGAAGGTAAAGACAGCCTGTGAATCAGCAAAGCAAAATCCAGGAGAAGAGAACAGTTTCCGTCAGCTAAGGCTTAACCAATGGGTAAAGCAAGCAGTCAGATGGATGCCGATGGAGAAATGGGATGCTTGTTCCTTTAGGGTATCGGAAGAAGATCTGGAAGGAAGGGTCTGCTATGGCGGTCTTGACCTTTCAAGTACAACGGATATCACAGCCTTTGTGCTTGTGTTTCCACCGCTTGATGAAGATGACAAGTTCGTGGTGCTACCATACTTTTGGATACCGGAAGAAACCTTGGAACTGCGAGTCCGAAGGGATCATGTCCCATACGATGTGTGGGAGAGACAAGGATATTTGCAGACCACAGAAGGAAACGTTGTGCATTACGGATATATTGAAAAGTTTATCGAAAAACTCGGTGAGAGGTTCAATATCCGTGAAATTGCATTTGACCGTTGGGGTGCTGTGCAGATGGTTCAGAACCTGGAAGGTATGGGATTTACCGTAGTTCCATTTGGGCAGGGGTTTAAAGATATGTCTCCTCCGACAAAAGAACTGATGAAACTGACGCTTGAGCAGAAACTTGCACACGGTGGTCATCCGGTTCTTCGATGGATGATGGATAACATCTTTATTCGAACTGACCCTGCCGGAAATATTAAGGCAGATAAAGAAAAATCAACTGAAAAGATAGACGGTGCCATTGCAACGATTATGGGTCTTGATAGAGCCATTCGCTGTGGTGTCGATACAAGTGCTTCTGTATATGATGACAGAGGCTTATTTATTATCTAGGGAGGAGTGTGATACCTATGGGTATTTTATCTGGAATATTTAAGGCTAGAGATAAGCCTAGTAATGCAACAAGCGGAAGTGCATACAGATTTCTTATGGGAGGTTCGACATCCGGTAAGCCTGTCAATGAGCGTTCTGCCATGCAGATGACTGCAGTGTACTCATGCGTAAGGATATTATCTGAAGCGGTAGCAAGCCTGCCGCTTCATGTTTACAGATACAACGAAGACGGTGGAAAGGAAAAAGCCATCGACCATCCGTTGTATTTTTTATTGCATGATGAACCGAACCCGGAAATGACATCTTTTGTTTTCAGAGAAACGCTGATGACGCATTTGTTGCTTTGGGGAAATGCCTATGCACAGATTATTAGAAATGGTAAGGGAGAAGTGGTGGCACTATATCCGCTGATGCCTAATCGAATGACTGTGGACAGAGATGAACACGGGAAACTTTATTACACCTACAATACTTCAAGAGATGATGCTCCGACTATGAAAGGGAGCATGGTAAAACTGGAAAGCACAGACGTACTCCACATTCCAGGGTTAGGATTTGATGGTCTTGTAGGATATTCGCCTATTGCTATGGCCAAGAATGCTATTGGTATGGCAATTGCCTGCGAAGAATATGGAGCCAAGTTCTTTGCTAATGGTGCAGCACCAAGTGGTGTGCTTGAACATCCGGGAACAATTAAAGACCCGGCAAGGCTCCGTGACAGCTGGACTTCGACATTTGGTGGAAGTTCCAATGCACATAAAGTAGCTGTTTTGGAAGAAGGAATGAAGTACACACCGATTTCCATTTCACCGGAACAGGCACAGTTCTTGGAAACAAGAAAATTTCAAATCAATGAGATAGCTCGAATTTTCAGAGTCCCTCCTCACATGGTGGGTGACCTTGAGAAGTCGAGCTTTTCTAATATTGAGCAGCAGTCCCTGGAATTCGTGAAGTACACGCTAGATCCTTGGGTTTCCAGATGGGAACAGTCCATGATTCGTTCTCTGATTCCTACTGCTGACAAAAGTAAGTATTTTATCAAGTTCAATGTGGACGGACTTCTTCGTGGTGATTATCAGAGCCGTATGAATGGCTATGCCATTGGAAGACAGAACGGCTGGATGAGTGCCAATGACATCCGTGAACTTGAGAACCTTGACCGTATCCCTGCTGAAGAAGGCGGTGATTTATATCTCATCAACGGAAATATGACAAAGCTGAAGGATGCGGGAATTTTTGCAAATGCAGATAACGGAAAGGAGGTAAGCACAGATGAAGACGAAGAAGTTCTGGAACTGGAAGAATCAGACGGAAACAGCGGAGAGAATTCTGTTTCTGAACGGGACAATCGCAGAAGAAAGTTGGTTCGATGACGATGTGACTCCACAGCTTTTCAAGGATGAACTTAATAGCGGGCAGGGTGACATCACGGTATGGATTAACTCTCCTGGAGGTGACTGCATAGCGGCAGCACAGATTTATAACATGCTCTGCGAATACAAAGGCAATGTGACTATCAAGATTGATGGAATCGCTGCAAGTGCAGCATCGGTCATTGCAATGGCAGGAAACAAGGTACTTATGTCTCCGGTATCCATGATGATGATTCACAATCCTGCAACGGGTGCCTTTGGAGATCATACAGAGTTTTCAAAGGTTATTGAAATGCTCGATGAAGTCAAAGAGTCCATTATCAATGCCTATGTAATCAGAACCGGATTATCCCGTACAAAACTTGCACATCTTATGGATTCTGAAACCTGGATGAATGCCAATAAGGCCATTGAACTTGGATTTGCAGATGATGTGATCCGTGATGGCAAGAGTGAGGATACATCTGAAACAGCAGTGATGTTTTCAAGAAAAGCTGTGAACAATGCCTTATTCAATAAGGTCGCAGCAAAGGTTCAGAAAACAAAGAAGTCAGTAACTGACCAGGCACAGATTAAAGAGCCTGAAAAGAAAGGACACTCCGTAGATGAAATCATGGAGCGTCTGAACACCATGAAAAAATTCATGTAATTAATGGAGGTATAGAAACATGACTATTTTAGAAATGATGAATAAGAGAAGTAAAGCGTGGACAGCTGCAAAGAACTTTGCAGAGTCTCACAAAAATGAACAGGGCGTACTTTCTGATGAAGATTACGCAACTTATCAGAATATGGAAAAGGACATCGAAAACATGAGCAGAGAAATCTCTCGTATGCAGAGAGAAGCTGCTATGGAAGATGAACTTAATAAGCCTGTGAACACACCTATCACTGCAAAGCCAATGAATGGTGGTAAGGAAAAAGAAGAAAAGACAGGCAGAGCAGCAGATGATTATAAGAAGAACTTCTGGAATGTAATGCGTTCTAAAGTTCCGAACCCTGCAATCATGAATGCACTACAGGAAGGTGTGGATACAGAAGGTGGCTATTTAGTACCGGATGAATTCGAACACACTCTTGTAGAGGCACTTGAAGAACAGAATATGTTCCGTTCTCTTGCACACGTGATTCAGACATCTTCCGGTGAGAGAAAAATCCCTGTGGTAGCATCCAAGGGTTCTGCCAACTGGATTGATGAAGAAGGTCCTTATGTGGATTCTGATGATTCCTTTGGACAGGTTACTATCGGTTCTTTCAAACTTGGTACAACTATCAAGGTATCTGAAGAACTTATCAACGACAGTGTATTTGACCTTGAGAATTACATCTCTAAAGAGTTCGCAAGACGTATCGGTGCTCGTGAGGAAGAGGCATTCTTCACAGGCGATGGTAATGGTAAGCCTTTAGGTTTCCTTGCAGCAACAGGTGGTGCTGATGTTGGTGTAACAGCTGCATCTGCAACAGCGATTACTGCAGATGAAATCATCGACCTTTACTACAGCTTAAAGACTCCTTACAGAAAGAATGCTGTTTGGATTTTAAACGATGCAACTGTAAAAGCAGTTCGTAAGTTAAAGGACAGCACAGGTCAGTACTTATGGCAGCCTTCTTTAACGGAAGGAACTCCGGACAAGTTACTTGGCAGACCTGTTTATACATCTGCATATATGCCTACTGCGGCTGCAGGTGCAAAGACTATCGCATTTGGTGATTTTAAATATTACTGGATTGCTGACAGACAGGGTCGTTCTTTTAGAAGACTTAATGAACTGTATGCTACTACAGGACAGGTAGGTTTTATCGGTTCACAGAGAGTAGACGGTAAGCTTATCTTATCTGAAGCAGTAAAGGTTCTTGCACAGAAGGCAGGTTCTACATCTAGCTAAGAATTGTTTTAGGGGTGTTGTCATAACGGCAGCACCCTGCTTTGTGAGGTGATGGCATGGAAATCGTGACACTTGAAGAAATGAAAAATTATTTGAGAGTAGATTTTGACGATGATGATGAACTTCTGAAAGCCTTTATATCTGCTGCAGAAACCATCTGCCTGGATGTGGCAAGGTGTGATGATATTTCAGTATTTGCCCAGGAAAAGAACTCACGAATTGCCATTATGTATGCTGTTGCATATCTGTATGAGAATCGTGAGGAGGCAGACCATAAACAGCTGACACTGTCTCTTCGCTCACTGCTCTTTGGGATTCGAAAGGAGATGTTCTGATGGATATTGCACTTTTGAATGTAAAGATAACGGTGGAAAAGAACGAAATCACTGTAGATGAAATTGGAAATAGAAGGAATGCCTGGAGAGAGTATTATTCCTGTTTTGCTACGGTAGGTGGAGAAGGTGGAAGAGAGACTTCGGTTGCAGGCATTACTGTGGATGATTCTGATATCAGCTTTTCCGTTCGTTACTGTAAAGCGGCATCCTTTATCAATAACACAGAGTACCGCATCATGTTTAACGGAGAAATCTACAACATTTTATCCGTTGACCATATGAACTATAAAAAGAAGTTGCTGAAGTTTAGATGTCAGAAAGTGAGAAGGTAGCTATGGCAAGAAGAGTAAAAGTAAACGGACTTGCTGATGCCATAAAAGATACCTTGAAAGAGTATGTAGATGTTTCTTCTGAAAAAGTAAAGACTGCAGTAAAAGAAGCAGGGAAAACTGTAAAGAAGGAAATCGAAATTTCAGCACCAAAGGATACCGGAGATTACAGTAAAAGCTGGGCAGTTAAAAATGTCAGAGAAACAGCCAGTTCCCTTGAAGTAGCGGTGCATTCCAAGAGCCATTATCAGCTTGCACATCTTTTGGAGTTTGGTCATGCCAAGCGAGGTGGTGGCAGAGTCAGTGGTAACGTCCATATTGCATCAGCTGAAGCCAAGGGTATCGAGCAGTTTGAAACTGATATAGAAAAAGCATTGAAGGGGTGATGTGGATGGTTGAATTAGTCAATATCCTAAAGGAAACAGAGATACCATTTGCCTATGATCACTTTGCCGAAGGGGAATCCCCAGAGCCACCTTTTATCTGTTACCTTCTTCCTGGAAGTAACAATTTCTCTGCAGACGGCAGGGTGTATTTTAAGGCAAATGAAGTTCATATCGAACTGTACACCGATTTTAAAGATTTGACGGTGGAACAGAAACTTGAAGCTGTGCTCGATGAGCATGGCATTTTTTATAACAAATCGGAAACATGGATTGAAAGCGAAAAGCTATATGAAGTCCTATATATTTTTGAAACGGAGGTTTAAGACTTATGGGAAATAAAGTGAAATACAATCTAAAAAATGTATACGCAGCAAAGATGACTGAAACTGAAACAGAAGGTGTGAAGTCGTTTTCTTATGCTGACCCTAAAGCTATCCCTGGTGCGGTAAGTATCAGTTTGGATGCAGAGGGAGAGTCCAGTCCGTTCTATGCTGACGGTATTGTATATTTCCGTTCTTCTACTAATAACGGTTACAGTGGTGATTTGCAGATTGCCCTTATCCCGGAATGGTTCAGAACAGAAATCTTGCAGGAGGCACTCGACTCTAAAGGTGTTCTTGTGGAAAGCAGCAATGTGACAGAAAGCGTGAAGTTCGCACTGTTATTTGAGTTTGATGGTGATGTGAATGCAATCCGTCACGTCTTATATAACTGCAGTGCATCTCGTCCTTCCATCGAATCTGAAACAAAAGAAGATACGATTGAACCTGGTACAGAAACACTTTCCATTACTGCAGACCCAAGAGCAGATGGTCTTGTTAAAGCAAGAACCGGGGATACAACTGATCAGACTGCATATGACAACTGGTATAAGACAGTATATGTTCCTACTGCAGCAGAGCAGGCAGAATAAGGAGGGCATAGCAGATGATTAAAAGAGAAATCGAAATCTGTGGCAAGATGGTGCCTTTCCGTTCTTCTGCCACAGTTCCCCGTTTATACAGAGCGAAGTTCAAAAGGGATATCTTTAAGGACTTATCCAAATTGGAATCTTCTTACACAGGAAAGAAATCGGAAGGTAAAGAGTTTCAGATTGAAGACTTGGAAATCTTCGAAAACGTGGCATACATTATGGCCTACCATGCTGATAACAGCATCCCTTCAACTATCGAAGAATGGTTAGACCAGTTTGAGATGTTCTCCATCTATGAGGTGTTACCACAGATTTTGGAATTGTGGGGAGATAATATGCAGACAGACATTGCTGCAAAAAAAGGCTTGGCAGAAGTGAGCGAGAGATGACAACGCCACTGTTCCTTCTGCGTAGTGTAGAAATCGGCATATCGATTGCAGATATGGATCTATTAACGGTAGGTCTTGTCATTGATATGTGGACAGAAAAAGCAAATGATGGCGTGAAATATAACAGAGTAGCAACTCAGGAAGATTTTGATAAATTCTAATGTGGCACATCCGTAGGGGTGTGCCTTTGCTATGTCGGGAGGTGAAAAAGTGGCAAGCAGAATCAAAGGAATTACTGTAGAGATTGGTGGTGATACCACGGGTCTTGATAAGGCCTTAAAATCAGTAAATTCTTCATTATCGAAAACACAATCAGCCTTAAATGATGTGAACCGTCTTCTGAAACTTGACCCTTCCAACACTACATTAGTGGCACAAAAGCAACAGCTTTTATCACAGGCAGTTGCTGATACAAGTAAGAAACTGGAGGCACTTGAAGATGCCCAGGAACAGGTGGCAGAAGCCTTTGAGAATGGAGATATCGGACAGGATAAATACATGGCTTTCCAAAGGGAAGTAGAAGAAACCAGAAAGAAGCTGACGCAGTATAAGAGCGAACTTTCAGGAGTTGCATCGGAACAGACAAGTCTTGCAACAAACCTTAGTAGATTACAGAAACTCTTTGATGCAACAGGAACAGAGGTTGATGATTATGCCGATATCCTTGGAAGTAAACTGACTTCTGCCATCAGAAGTGGAAGTGCAAACTCAGAACAGTTAAGAACTGCATTTGCAAAGATTGGTAAGGCAGCAACCGGAGGTAAGGCTGATATTAATCAGCTGACTGATGCTGTTGATACCGTTGATGACGGAGAGGCAATCAAGAATTTGATTACTGAACTGAAAAAAGCGGGTGATGCTGCAAACGATACGGCGGACGATATTTCTGAAATTGCAGATGTTACAAAAGGTGCAGCACTTGTAGAGGCAGCAGAAGCCTTTTCGGCAGTTGGAGAAAAGATAGAGCAGATTGGTGATAGTGCCTATACCGCATACTCCGAAGCAGAAAATGCTGTTACAAAGGTCAATGCATATTTCGGAGAAACCGGAGAAGAAGCGGAAAAATCTGCAACGGTAATCAAGAATGTGTATGGGGCAGGCGTTGGTGAAAGTATGGATAGTGTTGCCAATGCGGTTATTATGGTAAAAAAGAACCTCGGTGATTTGAGTGAAACTGACCTTACCAATATTACACAGCAGGCAATCACTCTTGATGAAGTCTACGGCATCGACATGAACGAAACCCTTCGTGGTGTCAATTCTTTGATGCAGCAGTATGGACTTACTGCACAAGAGGCAATGGATTACATTGTTACAGGTACACAGAATGGTCTTGATAAGACCAATGAACTTGGTGATAACCTGTCTGAATATGCAGGTAAGTTCTCACAGGCGGGATATTCAGCATCAGAGTATTTTCAGCTACTCGATAATGGACTCAAGAATGGTGCATATAACCTTGATAAGGTAAATGATGCAATCAATGAAGTAACTACCAGACTTGCCGATGGAACAATTGGAGACTCCATTGGCTCTTTTTCTACTAAGACGCAGGAACTGTTCGAATCTTGGCAGAATGGTGGTGCGACACAGAAAGAGGTTATTGATTCCATTGTTGCGGATATTGCAGCTTGCGAAAACCAACAGGAAGCACTGAACCTTGCTGCACTTGCCTTTGGTACGATGGCTGAAGATGGAAACTTAAAGTTCATCACATCCCTTACATCAGTTGGATCTACCTATGACAGTGTAACCGGTTCTGCCCAGGGGATGTTTGATGCAACGACAACTCCGATGCAGCAGCTTGAGGCAAATACAAGAAAACTTCAGCAGTCCCTTATTCCCCTTGGAGAAAAGATAGCGGAACTTGCGAACACATTGATTCCGCCACTTACGGCTGTGCTGTCAAAGATTGGAGAGTGGTTCGGCAAGTTACCGGAACCCGTTCAGAACTTTACAATAATCCTGGGAGCCTTGATGGCAATTTTCATAGCTCTTGTTCCGGTGATTGCTGCATTAGCAGTTTCGATAGGGGCACTTGAAATTTCTCTATGGCCAATCATAGCAGTCATAGCGGGAGTGGCTGCTGCCATTGCAGCAATCATTGCAATTGTAAAGAACTGGGGTGCAATTACAGAGTGGTTCAGCAATCTGTGGACTACTATCTGTAACGGAATAGGTGTTGCCATTGAAGGACTTAAAACCTGGTTTATGGGATTATGGACGCATATTCAGACTGTATGGAATGGTATCTGCAATGCAATTCAGACGGCTTTTATGCTTATTGGTTCAATCATAGAGGCAGCAATCCAGATCATAACATTGCCGTTTCAGTTTATATGGGAGAACTGTAAAGGCATCGTTATGACGGTGTGGGATGCAATCAAGTCTTTTATAGGGGCTGCAGTAAATGCGGTAAAGAATGTGATTACTACAGTAATGACTGCAATTCAAACAGTTATATCTACTATTTGGAATGCTATCAGTACGAGAGTATCTACGGTAATTAATGCAATAAAGACAGTGGTGACCACAGTTTTTAATGCAATCAAGACGGTTGCAACTACAGTGTGGAACGGTATCAAAGCAGCTATTTCTACGGTTGTTGATAGTGTGAAGACGAAGGTTTCAACTGTGTTTAATGGGATTAAAACCACAGTTTCTTCTGTTTTTAACAGTATTAAAAGTACTGCATCAACAGTATGGAACGGTATCAAGAATGCAATCCTTACACCGATCGAGGCGGCAAGGGATAAAATCAAGGGAATCGTTGATAAAATCAAGAGTTATTTTGCAAATATGAAAATCAGCCTGCCGAAGATTAAACTTCCGCATTTCAAGATTTCCGGTAAGCTTTCTATTGCACCACCTAGTGTCCCTAAACTTTCCATTGACTGGTATAAGGACGGTGGTATCATGACCAGACCTACCGTGTTTGGTATGAATGGAACAAGTCTTATGGCAGGTGGCGAGGCAGGAGCAGAAGCAATTCTTCCACTTAAGGGATTTTATAATCAGCTTGAAAGTATTCTTACAAACAGGCTTGACATGAGTGGAATGGAGAAATATTTGGCTGTTATTGCTGCAAACAGTAGCAAGGGAATCTATCTTGAGGATGGAACATTAGTGGGACATCTTCTTCCTGCTATTGATGGGCAGCTTGGGCAGGCACAGAAATTAAGCAGGAGGTTAAGTCTATGAGACCAGATATAAAAATAAACGGAATATCGATGGCGGGTCTTGGATGGCTTAGAGAGAATGTGAGTTTTCCAACTCCTGTTGCACAGAGCAATACCATCGTTGTTCCTGGAAGAAATACACCAATCAGATATACGGAGGCTCTTGGGAGAGTATCCTTTGAGCCTCGTAGTTTTCAGATGATTTTTACGATGCATGGCAGCAGAGATAAATATAACGTGATGGTTAGTGAAGCATCAAATATGTTTAACGGTGTGTTGTCAGAAGTCATCACAAGTGAAGAGCCTACTTTGTATATGGTAGGAACTCTGAAAGTAACTCCATCCTATGACCCTATGACAAAGAAAGGGACGGTGGAGATTTCCTGTGAAGATGGGGATTCGTACAGATATTATGTGGAAGAAACAGTAGTGTCTTATACCGGAGGCGGAAAGGTCACACTTGAAAATGACTATATGCCTGTTGTTCCAACGGTAACTGTAACAGATGAAACGACTCTATCATGGCAGGTTGGGGATGATTCTTTTATAAAAACAGTAAGTGCCGGGACTTGGACGTTCCCGGAAATGGAGTTAGGGCGAGGTGAGAATAGTCTTACTATAACAGGAACAGGAACGACAACCTTTCGTTATAGGGAGGGATGCTTATGAGTCTGTTTCGTGTATTTGTGGATGGGGAACTGTTCTATCATCCAAAGTTATCACAGCTTGCCATTACCCAGGCACAGGTCAAGGAAGATGCTGAAAATATAGATAGCTTGACTTTATCAGCACCCTTTAATCATCCGTATCTTGAAAAGGTAAGACCGATGGCATCCACTATTGTCTGTAAGAAAGATGATCGTGTGGTGTTTGAAGGGAGAGCCTTGGACGATGGCAGTGACTTTTATAACACCCATACATGGACCTGTGAGTCGGCACTTGCTTATCTGAAGGATAGCTTGCAGCCACCATACGATTACCAGGGGACAATCAAAGGGCTCTTGGAACTCTTTGTGGAAAACCATAATGCAAAGGTGGAAGAAAAGAAACGATTCACCGTAGGGAATGTAACGGTTACGGATAGCAATGATTATATTCATTATTCCAATTCCGAGCATTCGGTGACACTAGAGGCTATCAAGGATAAACTCATCAAGACACATGGTGGGTTTCTTTGTATCCGTTATACGGATAGCGGAAAAGTCCTGGATTACTTATCAGATTTTAAGACCTATTCGGTACAGACTGTGGAGTTTGGAAAGAACTTACTTGATGTAAAGATTACGAAGGACCATACAGAAAGGGTGACAGCGCTCATTCCGTATGGTGCGAAAATCAAGACCACAGATGAGGAAGGAAATGAAGTGGAAACAGAGGAGAGAGTTTCCATTGCATCTGTAAATGATGGTATTCCCTATGTTTATGATGAAGAAGCAGTAAAGGAAATCGGGTGGATATGGACATCGGAAGTTTGGGACGATGTGAATCTGCCGGGAGTTCTTTTAAATAAATCCAAAGTCAGAATTACAGAACTTGTCAAAGGTATCATCAGCATGGAACTTACCATTGTAGATGAATCAGATACGGGTGCTGATATCGGAGATATCCGTGCAAGGCAGTATGTGGACTGCAAATCTCCGCCACATGGTATTGACGGCAGATATCTTTGTATTTCAAAGACAACGGATTATCTGAACCCGGCAAGTAATACCATTACTATCGGTGCAAGCGGTGTGAAACTGACAAGTATTTCTGTAAAGCAGAATCAGAATATCAGTGCATTGGAAGAAAATATCCTGGGACAATCGAAAAAAATCGACAAAGTAACAGGGATGGTGGAAGACATCAGTTCTTCAAAGATGTACCGAACAGAACTTGTCTGTGACGGTGTGAGCATCTTTAAGAATAAAGGGCAGCAGAGCATATTGAAGTGCAGAGTCTATTCCTGGGATAAGAATATTACAGATTCTATTGATGCAGAATGCTTTGTATGGCATCGAAAATCAGATAATGAAGAAAGTGATGCCGATTGGGATAATAGCCACATCGGTATGAAACAGATAAATATTACTACGGAGGATGTGCTTGATAACGCATCCTTTTATTGTGTAGTGAACATGAAGGAGGAATAATACATGGCAACAGTTTTGACATCTAGCCAGCAGACTTTCGTTGACATTACGGATCAGCGAAAACTGTCTGCATATATCACATCAAATCTTCCAAAGACGCAGAGTGAAAATCCGAATGTTCTGCCACATACTTACTCGCCAAGCTGGGCAAGTACGAATCTTTCACTTACTCCGGTCATCTTCCTTGACCAGACGAATGTGGCACTTAATTCTACGGGACTTACGATTACATGGAAGAGAAAAGATGGTACAGGAGCAGAGTCAGCTCTCACAACAGGAGAAACAGCAAAGAACGGTATTCTTACCGTAAGCCAGGATAAGCTTGCTGCGTCTACTTCGGGAATGATTACCTATATCTGCTATATCAGTTACTACGATTCTGAAACAAAGAACACAGTAAATATATCTTCTGATATTACTTACACCTTGGTAAAGAATGCGGAGAATGCGAGACTCGCCTATATCAATGCAGATACTTATGTTTTCAAATATAACACAAGTTCTACTTTGGTGGGTGCAAGCCAGTCAACCTTATCGGCACTTGTACAGGGCGTATCTATCAGCAAATGGCAGTATAAGAACAGTTCAGGTTCATGGGCAGACTATCCGACAACATCTGATAACAGCAATATTACAAGCGGAACGTTAGTGGTAAAACCTACCCACAGTGTATTCGTAAATAATGTTGCTCAAATTAAACTGGTTACGGATGATGCAGATGTTTATGACACCATTACAATTACAAAAATGTACGATGGTGCCAAAGGTGACCCTGGTGCGACAGGTGGTACAGGTTCCGGTGGACTTTCCATTATTTTAGGAAACGAAGCACAGACGATTGCCTGTACCAATGGTGGCCTTGTGGCAACAGCACTCGATGTAACGATTCCATTCACAGGATATGTGGGTATCACACAGACAGCCTGTAGTTGTTCTGTAGGGACACTCCCATCCGGTGTTACCTTAAAAACAAATACGGCTGCAACGGCAAGTGCTGCAGGTTCTGTTGTTCTTACCTTTGCTGCAAATGGAACACTTGGTGGGGCATCTGTGATGAACGGAACGATTGACCTTACCTTTACTATTTCGGGTAAGACAGTAGTTAAGAAGTTCGGATGGACAAAATCCAACAAAGGTAATACGGGTGCTAATGGAACGAATGGTGAGAATGCAGTTGTATTTTCTGTTTATGCACCAAACGGCACGGTTGTTATCAATCAGTCCGGTAGTCTTCAGCTTGCAACCGCAGCTTATAGCGGTGCTACGGCAATTACAGGTACTTATCAGTGGGCAAAGTACACGAACGGAACATGGACAAACATCAGTGGTGCAACATCATCTACTTTTACAGTATCCGGTTCGGATATCGTTAACATCCAGTCCTACAGATGTACCATGACCTACGGTGGAAAATCCTATGTGGATGTTATCACTGTGGAGGATAAATCAGATCCATATGTATCAGAGATGCTTTCCATTGGTGGCTTTACTGTAAAGAACAATATGGGCGGTGTAGTTCCATATGTGATTGTAAGAACTAATCAGAAGGAAGTAGACCATCTGCTTGGTCCTATCAGTGAAACAGAACCATCTAATCCTTCAAGTGGGGATTACTGGTATAAGATTGACCATACGAATCAGACGGTAACTCTTATGGATTACGGCGGAAGTTCGTGGAATGAATCACCGGAAGAACAGAGTCTTACCTATACCTGGTACAAGCAGGATAAAGATGGTAAGGAGAGTACGTTTGGAAAGACTGGAAAGGTAATTTATCTGTCAGCGGCAGAAATTGACAGCTTGGTTACACTGCAGTGTGATGTATCCAACTAAGGGGGTGAGCGTATGGCATTGCTTACTTCCTGTCAATCTACCTTTGAGAATTTCACAGGATATGAAGATGATTTATCTGCATTGCAGGAGAGTGTGAGGGAGTGCTATTCGGAAATCACATCTACATCTGAACAGATAACAAGTTCTGTGCGAGAGGAGTACATCTCAAAATCTGAAATGGAAATCATCCAGAAGGATTTTGAAACAAGTATTACGCAGAGCAGTACCGAGATTCGAATGGACTTTACTGCTGTCACAGATGAAATCAAGGGTACTGTTGCTGCGAACCAGGAGTTACTTGAAGAGTATATCCGTTTCAAAGGTGCCCTTATTGAACTGGGTAAAGTAGGAAATGCATTCACTGCGGAACTTTCTAACGAACAGCTGGCTTTCCTTGAGAATGGGCAGAAGATCGCCTATATTTCAAATCAGCAGCTAGTTATTACAAATGCAGAAATCAGAAATAAGCTGTCCCTTGGAAATGAATCCAGGGGATGGTTTGATTTTATACCAAGAGATACCGGAAATCTCTCTATCAAATGGAGAGATGCAACAGCCTAAGGAGGTGGGATAAATGGCATCTAGTGGTTCATTTTCAGGCTCCATCAAAGATGGGCATTATAAATTAAAAATCAGTTGGACGCAGACGAAAAATGTGTCTGACAATACCAGTACAATCAAATGTACGGCATATTTGATTAATGACTGGAGTTTGAGCATTAGTGGTCGTTCGGACAACTCTATTACGATTGCAGGCACGAAGAAAACGTATTCTTCTCCATCCATCAGTTCCACAGGTACACATACGCTTGGAACTGTCAGTCAGACAGTCAGTCATGACAGTGATGGCAGCAAGAGTATTACGATTAAAGGTGTGTTTTATATCAGAGCAACCTTAAGTGGTACTTATTATGAATCAATTTCCGCAAGTGCAACAGTAACGCTTGATTCGATTCCACGTGCATCAACAGTATCTGCATCGGCAGTTACGATGGGGAACGCAACAACGATTTCCATTAGCAGAGCATCATCTTCCTTTACCCATACATTGAAGTACAGTTTTGGTGATGCTTCGGGAACAATAGCCACAAAAACAACATCAACTTCGGTGTCATGGACTCCGGCAGTATCCCTTGCCAATCAGATACCAAGTGCTACATCGGGAACTTGCACGATTACTTGCACCACCTATAACGGAAGTACAAGTGTCGGTAGTAAGACGTGTACACTGAAACTTACTGTTCCGTCATCGGTAAAACCCACGATATCAAGTTTGACCGCAACAAGAGTGGATGGAACAGTTCCAAGTACCTGGGGAATCTATGTGCAGTCGAAATCAAAAGCGACACTTACCATCAACGGGGCGGCAGGAAGTTATGGTTCGACAATCAGCTCCTATTCGATTTCCGGTGGTGGGTATTCCGGCACTTCTTCTACGCTCACAACGGGATTTTTAAATTCAAGCGGTACGATTACTTTTACTGCAAAAGTTACGGATTCCAGGGGAAGAACATCCGATTCAGCAACGGTATCCATATCCGTGGTTGCGTATACGTCTCCATCGTTTAGCAGTTATTCATCGAAGAGATGCTTAAGCGGAGGAACATTAGATGATGAAGGTACCTATGTAAAAGGAACGGTATCGTACACTTATTCATCGTGCAGCAGTAAAAATACTGTGACAAGGACTACTTATTATAAGAAGTCAACAGCATCGTCATGGACGAATGCAAGTGCATCCTTTTCATCGGGAACAGCATTCACTTTTGGTGGTGGGAATCTTTCTTCTGAATATTCCTATGACATCAAATATACGATTGCAGATGCCTTTAATACCGTAACAGTTTACGATGTGGTTTCTACGGCAGCAGTGGTCATGGACTTTAAGGCCGGTGGCAAAGGTGTGGCCATTGGCAAGGTGTCCGAGTTTGATGATACATTTGAAGTATCGGAGAAATGGGATGTAAAGGTTTATGGACAGCTTTTGAAAACATATATTGTGGACAGCATCTATCCTGTGGGAAGTATTTATATGAGTGTAAATAGTACAAGTCCAGACATACTGTTCGGAGGCACATGGAGCCAGCTTCAGAACAGATTCCTGCTCGGTGCAGGTTCAAGTTATACGGCGGGTAACACAGGCGGTGCATCAACTGTAACACTTACCACTTCACAGATACCATCACATACCCACACATTTACGGGCAGCAGTGCAACCACATCGAGCGATTCACATACTCATACTGTACCGAACACGAAAGGGGATAACAGTGGTAGCGGTAACAAATGTGAAAGCTGGGCAAGTGCATCAGCATCAGGAAGAACTGTTACTACATCAAGTGATTCGCATACTCACACATTAACAGCCAAAGGTACGAACTCAAGTACCGGAGGTGGAGGCTCGCATAACAATATGCCTCCGTATCTGGTTGTTTATATGTGGAAGAGAACAGCATAGATATTTTGATTACGACAACTGCAAAGGTAGTTGTTTTTTTTATTACTCAAATTTAAGAAACGGAGGAAAAAATGATGAAGGAATTTTGGAACACAATTCAGATTATCTTTACGGGAGTCGGAGGCTGGCTTGGATATTTTCTTGGCGGCTGCGATGGACTTCTGTACGCACTGGTAGTTTTCGTTGTTGTGGATTACATCACAGGAGTGATGTGTGCCATCAATAACAAGTCTTTATCCAGTGCAGTGGGATTTAAGGGAATCTGCAGAAAGGTACTTATTTTCCTGCTTGTAGGTATTGCAAATGTACTGGATGTTCAGGTTATTGGCACAGGAAGTGTCCTTAGAACTGCAGTTATTTTCTTCTACATTTCCAATGAAGGTATCAGCCTTTTGGAAAATGCAGGACACCTTGGCCTTCCTATCCCGGAAAAAATCAAGGTCGTGTTAGAACAGCTGCATGACAGAGCAGAAAAAGAAACGGAGGTAAAATAATATGGCTTACACAAACAGTTCATTTGTATCGTACACAAAGCTTAGTCCGAACCATTCGGGCAAAAGAACACACTCAATTGACAGAATCACGCCTCACTGTGTAGTGGGGCAATTATCTGCAGAAAGCATCTGCGGATGTTTTACAAGTACATCGAGACAGGCAAGCTGCAACTATGGTATTGGTACTGACGGAAGAGTATCCCTTTGCGTGGAAGAAAAGAACCGTTCTTGGTGTTCTTCTAGCAATTCCAATGACCAGAGAGCAGTAACCATCGAATGTGCAAGTGATATGAAAGCTCCATATGCCATGAACAGCAAGGTATATAATTCTCTTATCAAACTTTGCACAGATATCTGTAAAAGAAATGGTAAGAAGAAACTGTTATGGCTTGGAAGCAAGAGTAAGGCGCTGAATTACTCACCGAAGTCTGATGAAATGGTTCTTACCGTTCACAGATGGTTTGCGAATAAATCATGTCCGGGTGACTGGTTATATTCAAGACTTGGTGATCTGGCTGAAAAAGTTACTGCAAATCTGTCCGGTACAACAACAGCTACAACCACAACTACTACAAAGAAGGATACGCTTTACCGTGTACAGGTAGGAGCATATTCTGTAAAAAATAACGCTGATGTTCAGCTTAAGAAAGTAAAGGCTGCCGGCTTTGATACTTACATGGTCAAAGTAGGTGGCCTTTATAAGATTCAAGTTGGAGCATACAGTAAAAAGGAAAATGCCGAAGCTATGCAGAAGAAACTGAAAGCAAAAGGCTTTGATTCTTTTGTCACTACACAGAGTGGTAGTGCTGTGACAACTACTTCTAAAAAGTCCATTGATACCATTGCACGTGAGGTTATCCGTGGTGATTGGGGAAATGGTGCGGAAAGAGAAAAGAAACTCAAAGCTGCCGGATACGATTACGCAGCTGTGCAGAAGAGAGTAAATGAATTACTGTAAAAAGAATGCCTACCAGGATTTTATCGTCCCGGTAGGCACTATTTTTTATTCACGAACTGGTAAATAAAAGGCTTCTAGTTCAATTTTATCATCGATGAAATCAAACTGAACCCAGTAATCTCTGACAAAGTATCCTCTGTAGAAATCCTGCATGGAATACACTTCTAAAGTTTCGAAGTCTATTAAGCAGAGAGGAATGGTTTCTTTCTTTTCTTCTCCCTTTTTATAGGAGTGTTCTAATACTTCAGTTACCTTTGGTAGGCAATCGGAACAGAGATTTTTCTCAAGGTTATTCGTATCAAGACGGACATCTTCTTTTACAGAGATTTCGATATCTGCCATACCGCGTGATGCAGTGCTATGTACAGTGTATTTCACATTATCAAGGCTGGTGCTGCGAATAGATGTGCTGCCCTCATCTGACATTTCTTTTCCAACTTCATCATATGCTTTGAGTCCCAGGTCGATAACGTAGCAATCATTAAGCGAAATGATGCCAAGGGTATCGAACTTTCTGTAGTAAGGCATAAGGCTCATTTCAGGACTTCCGCAGATAAAGCAATCTTCTTTGTCGATTACTTTTGATTTCAAATCCTCATATGTAATATCTACATATTCAACAGGAGTGTATTCGTTTGCTTTCTTTTCTTCTATCCTGTTATGGATCTGAAAAACGAGTAATCCTGCAAGAATTATGATGACTATGCTAATGATTATTTTGCATAGAATATCTTTTCTTATTCTTATATATTTATCATCCATGTCTGACCTCCTGAATAATTTTTGTCCTTAGAGTATACCATAAAAAATGTTCTCTTTTTGAACTGGACTAGTACTAGTCCCATTATATCAGTAGTAGCCGATATGATAAAGATAAAATCGGACTAGATTCAGTCCACAATCGTAAGAGGACTATTATGGAACAGAAAATCAAACAGAAAGGCATTGATATCGGTGGAAATATCCGAAGAGTTCGTATGGAAAAAGGACTTGGACAGACAGAACTGGTAAGAATGCTGCAATTACAAAATATAGATATAACGAGAGAAACGCTTGTGAAGATTGAAAGAGGAATTCAGCACATCACAGGCTCACAGTTGCGTGGAATCAAAGAGTGCCTGGATACAAGCTATGATGAACTGCTGAAATAAAACTTAATAAGAACTGATATAAACCTTGTCGAAATGATG